TGTTACCTTTTTTTGCAATGTGGATTATGCTGCTTATATGGAGTTTGGAACTGGTCCTTATGCTGCTAAGTATGTTACAAGTTTAGAGCCTGAATGGCAGTCATTAGCCCAACAATTCAAAGGTAATGGAGAGGGCAGAGTTCCAGCTCATCCATTTCTTTATCCTGCAATAACTAGAAATTATCCTTTAATAGCTGAGAAATTAGCTGAATTTATAAAAAATGATAGATCTTAACTACTCTTTAAGGATAGCTTACTATTCAGCTCTTAGTGATATTGGGATTCCAGTATATTATCAGACTTTGCCTCCAACGGTAACTCCTGATAATTATATTGTTTTTAGATCTATAGACTCTAGTGACTTGTCAACTAAGAATACAGCTGATACTTCGACATCTATAACGGTAGAAATACACACTAAGTCAGACATAGTAAATAGAGGTTTAAATGCTGATACTATTGCTAGGGATGTTTATGATAAGATTTATCCTAATAAGCATGACAATCTAGTAATCTCAGGAGGACAAATTTTGTCCACAGAGGTAGTTTCTGATTCAGTTCAGAATTTTTCACTAAACGCAAATGAAGCATACATCAGTCGTTACATAATTTTCAAACATATTATTTATCAATCTCAAGATATTTCTTAATTTTAACGCATAAAAAAACAACCCTATGGCTCAACACAAAATCTCAGGAAATGATTACCTATTGTTAATCTCTCCTGATGGTATGACATACTCAACAATAGTTTGTCTTACTTCTAACTCAATTACTAGATCAACTAACACAATTGATGCTAACACTAAATGTGGACCAGACAAACTTGCTGGAACTCAAACTAATGGTGTAACTTTTGAAGGACAAATAATGCTAGATCCTACTGGAACTACAGTATCTGTTGATGTACTAGAAGATTCATGGGCTTCAAAAGAGACTATCTATTGGAAAATGGCTCCAGTTAGTCCAGTTGTAGGTGACATCACTTATACTGGAACTGGTTTCATCAGCAAACTTGATGAAGTTTTTGCTCAGGATGCTCCAGGTACATTCTCTGGTGAAATCGGAGTTTATGGAACTATCAGCAAGACTGTTGAAGATTAAGTAAATTATTACTATGTATATACAAATTACCATTGGCGATAAGCCAAGGGGACTGAAGTTCAATCAAATGGCTGTCATGACTATGACAACTTATCTTGATTATAACAATCTAGCGGCTACTTATGGCTATGCTTTAGTTTATTCTGGTTTACTAGCTAACTGCTATGTAAAAAGGGAAGAGCCTGATTTTGACTTTGAGAAAGTTTGTGATTGGGTAGAATTAATGAGCATGGAAGATTTGTTAAAGGTTAAGGATTGCTTTGAAGCTACTCAGACTTACAAGACTTTAATTGCTGGTCAGGTTGAAGCTGAAACAGAAACAAAAAAAAAGCAGACGAATACGTTAAAGAAGCCCATAAAATAGCACTCGGACACATTGGATGGTCTGAGAGGGAATTTTATGAAAGTAGCCCTGAGAGCGTTTATTTAGCTTTTCAGGGCTATTTTGATAAGAGACAGAGTGATGAGATTGTAATTCGTAATTTAGGTTGGATAAATTATAAAGTAGCTGGAGGTAAAGCTACTGATCCTAATAAGATATGGCAGATAGGACCAGTTAAAGAAGCGGTTAATAAAGTTTGGGGTGATACACCAGAGGAAGCCAAAGCGAACTATGAGGCAATTTTAAAAGCCCACAAAATAAAATAAAATGGCAGAAATACGGATTCCAGTTACAGTTGATCTTGGCAATAGTGAGGGTAAACTAAAATCCATTCAAAATGGAATAACTGGGACTGGTGAATCTTTTGTAAAATTAAAAACAGCTATAGCAGCGGCAAAAGTAGGATTAGATCAAGCTCTAGAAAGATTTGGTCCTTTTAGTGCTCAGGCTGCTAAGGCTGGTAAAGCTTTAGGTGAATTAAATGATAGAGCTGATAAGATAAATAAGTTTTCAGCTGCTTTTGATGCTGATGCTAAATTTAGGGCTTTTAGTGGAGCAATTCAGGGTGGAGTTGGAGCTTTTCAGGGTTTAGCTGGTGCTCAGGCTTTATTTGGAAATGAAAGTAAAGCTACATTAGAACAGATTAAGAAATTACAAGGATTACTAGCATTTAGTCAGGGTATTAACTCTGTTTTAGAGGCTAAAGATTCTTTCATTGCTTTAGGAGCTCAGATAAAAGCATCATCAGCTTTTACTTCAGTATATAATGGAGCTACAAGATTAGCTACAGTATTACAAACAGCTTTTGGTATTTCTGTTGATGCTACTTCAACATCATTTAAGGTTTTAAGGGCTGCCATCATTAGTACTGGTATTGGAGTCTTAGTTGTTGGACTTGGTTTATTGATTTCTAAAATGACTGAGTTAGGCGATACAGAAGATAATGCAGCAGAAAAAACTAAGCAGTTAAAAGATGAATTAGATAAACTAGGAGAAGCATTTAAAAATAGTCAACCAGAGGTTAATAGACAAATTCAATATATTAAGAATGAGGAAAAGATAAAGGATTTACAAGCTGCTGGAGGAAAAAATATAAAAGCCATAAATGCTTTAAGACGACAGAATTTAGACATAACTATTCAAAGTGCAAAAGTAGAATTAGAAACTAAAAAAGGTCTATTATCATTAGAAGATGAGCTTACTTTAAAAGCTAAAATCTATAGGGCTGAACAAGAAAAGAATAGAATATCTATAGAGGAATTTGCTAAAGGAAATGAAGCAGCAAATAAAATAAAAGAAGCAGAACTACAAAAGCTTGAAGATTTAAAAAAATCTATTGAAGATTATAAAGAAGGTTTAAGAGACATTTCAGCATTGCAATTTGATGCTGGACTTATAAATAGATTTACTAGGATTTCAGACCAAATTAAACTAAGTGAAGAGCAATTAAAATCTTTAGTAACTAAATTTAATCTTACATCTAGTGATCCTTTAGTAAAAGGTTTAATAAAAGATATAGAAAAGTTAAAAGCTTTAATTACTCCTATTCCATCTTTACTTGATAAGATAAGACAAACTGAACCTATAACTCAATTATTTGATGTTAAACTAAAAGGCAAAGTAGAAGTACCAGATATTTCAGGAGCCTTTAAAGATGTAAAAGAAAAAACTCAAGCACAAATTGATGACCTTAATGCTTCATTATCATCTACATTATCAAGTGGATTGACTAGCGGTATATCAGGTGTAGCTTCAGCCATTGGTTCAGCTATAGCAACTGGTGCAAATATTTGGGATGCTGCTGGAAAAGCTTTAATAGGAGGTCTTGGTGATTTAATGCAGCAATTAGGACAAGATCTAATAAAGGCTAATACTTTGATTGAATTAGCTAAGTTAAGTTTTGGTACTGGTCCAGCTGGGATATTAGTAGGAGTTGCTTTAGTAGCATTGGGAGCATTTTTGAAATCTCAATTTACTGAAAAAGCTGCTTCTGGTTTTGCTGATGGAGGTTATGTTTCAGGTCCAGGATCTTCTAGGTCGGATTCTATTCCAGCTATGCTTTCAAATGGGGAGTATGTAATAAATGCAGCTTCAGTTAATAAATATGGTTTAGGATTTTTAAATAGAATTAATAACGGATTGGGTTTTGCTGATGGTGGACTAGCAATGTTAGTAAACAGAACAGATTCAAGAGCTTTAGTAAATAGGGCTAGTGTTCCATCTGGTGAATCATTTGGTAGGGAAGTTCCTTATATTGCAAGTACTCAAATTAGCGGTCAAGATTTAAAATTAATATTAACCAGAGCCGATAAAAGGTTCTCAAATGTAACTTAATGTACTGGGATAATTACAGACTAGCTTATACTGGACAGTTTGATTGTATAATGTATAATGATAATCCTGCAGTAGGTTATACAGTTAACATTTACAAAAGAGGTGGAATTAATACAGTTAAAGCTTTAAGTTTTGGTTCAAATCCAGCTGTTAGAAGATTTTTGAATGATGACTACATGGCTCCTATAAAAGGATCTGAATTAATATTGAATATATTAGTAATTAATAATTCTATTAGTATTCAAGAGTTTTATTCTGATGATGATAATGTTTTTAGGGTAGAGTTAATTGAAAATAATAGTAATCAAATTGAGTTTGTAGGTTTTTTAAATAAAGATGATTATAAAGAAAATATTACTGAAAAAGGACATCTCATTGAATTAAGTTTTACCGACAATCTAGGTTACTTAAAAGATATTTCATTTAATGATGCTGCTAAAATATGTGCAAAAAGGACTACATCAATACAATCACAAGCTGCTTTTTATTTAACATCACAAGCTGATAAAGTTATTCCAAATTTTGTTATTGGAGTACAAGATTTAACTTATGCTGGTTATTTTATTTTCAGAACATTAAATATCATGACTTTTGTTGTTGGAGATACTTTAATAATATCAGGTGGTTCTTTAGTTGATGGAGTTTATACTATTTTAAAAGCTGATGATATTGGAGGAGTGAGATATTCTTATAAGATTTATGTAAGAGAGCAAATATTAAATACTGGGACTTTTAGTAATGCTTCGATTCGTGTTTTAACACCTTACAATTTAGATGATAAGCTTTACTTATCAGACTTTATTAATATTTGTCTTAAAATGACAAGTATAAATTTACATACTTTATTAGCTAGTAAATTAAAAGTTCAAAGATTAAATCCTTTCGTTGAAGATTTTTTTTCAAATACATTTTTATTTGGTAGGTCATTTTCAGATAATGGAACATTTGAAAATTGCTATGATATACTTGAAAAAATATGTCTTAGATTTAATATGACATTATTTCAATCTAATAATGCTTATAGATTTGTAAGATGGCATGAGTCAAGATATGCAACAAATAATAATATTGCTGGTTATAGATATGATACTAATATGCTTCCTTTAGGTCCACAAAGTAATATTACATTACCTATTACTTTTGGACCAGGTGCTCCTAATGTTTCTAATTTTGAAGAGGGACTAATTCAAACTATTAATCCACCAATAAGATATTCTCAAGAAGTAGTTAAATTTGATAATGTAGATAATATACTAAACAATCAAGATGCAAATGATTTTGGGGAATATTTATCTTTTTATCGTGATACAGTTAATGATAGGCTTTTACGTAAAGATTATAAATTAGCTAACTGGCAAGAAAATACATTATTTGGAACTTTTACTGGTTCTTATGGTGTTATTCATTTAGAATTTAATCCTGATAATATTAATGATATAATCGATTCTTATATAGATGTAATACCATATTATTCAGGTAGTAATTCATGGTTAAGAGTAATATCTAATCCTATAAAAGTAGAACAATTCACTAGATTTAATTTAAAATTTGATTACTATACTGGTGTTACTGTTAATTTTTTATTTGGTATAATAGCAATATTTGATGTCGCTACTGTTCCTACAGTTCATTTTTGGACTAATGCTGGTACTTGGAGTACTGATCCAAATGATTGTTATAGTTTAACATCTAATACTGGACAATTTGAAAGCGCTGATATTGACTTTGTAATTACCAATCAATCAAACTGTACAATTTATATTGCTATTGGTAATATAACTGATGTTGGATGGAAATATAAAAACTTTAATTTGAAAAGTGTTTCTAATTACTTAGTAATGGGAGACAATGCCATAGGTTATACTAATAATTCAAGACAAAATAAACAAATAAAAGAAAAAGATACTTTAGATATTTCTTTAGATGGTGATTCTCTTTTATATGACAAAATTCAAATGTATCAATATGAGGAAAAGTCAGGTACAACTAAGTCTTATTTATGGCAAGAAAAAGGTATTACTGATACTAACAATACTTTGGCTTATATTATGACTAGAGAAAAAGTTCTAGATAGAAAAGTAGCAAGACTAAAAATAGAGGGAACTGGATTTCCTTTGAAGATTTCTGGAGGTCAAGGTATTACAGCTCATTCAATTTTAAAAATACCATACTTTCTTACTAAGAATTTCTTTTTTGGTAAATTAGAACAAAACTATAAAGAAAATAATTTTAATTTTAGCTTATATGAGTTATATGATGACTCAGAAAAAACAGATACTGGAGTAGAAGATGTAACTATAAGGAGTTTAAAAACTATTCAAAGAAATTTAAAATGAGTCTAATTAAAGGTGAAAATGTGATTATTTATGTTTATGATGGTGGCATGTGGAAACCCATCGTATGCGGAAGATCATGTACTATAACTACTAATGTTGATACAATAGAAACATCTTTAACTGGTGCTGGACCTTGGAGAACTTACGAATATTCAGCTCTTACATGGTCAGCTGCTATGGATGGAGCCATAATGTTAGGAATGAACAATACTTTAGCTTTGCCTGATTTACGAGCTTATCAATATTCTAGACTCAAAATGCTGATAAGATACGAAAGAACAGATGAGGGAGGGGATGTCTATTTAGAGGAGGGTACAGGGCTTATTAAGACCATATCAGATGTAGGGGACTATCAGGATGTCGCTACATTTTCAATCGAATTTCAAGGCTCTGGGCCACTCACAATATCATTCACCCCAACACCAATAGATCCAACTGCAAAAGTGAAAAGAATAGAATATACTGCTACTGGAGGAGAGACCTACTTCGAAAGTGCCAGTCTAATAGTTAAAGACATCCTAGATGTGGTTGTCGATGGTATAGGTAGGTCAGGAATAATTACTTCAGGATCACCAGTTGATCAGGAAGCTTTATATACAACTGGAACTGGTAGAATAACTTTGCCTATTCCTATGGATGCTGGAATGAATCTTTATGTACTTTATCAAGATATCTAATGAAATACTTATATATATTAATCTTAGTTATTTTAGGCTTTAATGCTATGGCTCAGGAGCCTCCTTATACACCAATGAGAAATAACTATCTTTTTCGTGGGGTAAGGATAGACTCTTTGTTTTTAATCCCTCAATTTTCAGATACAACTACAGCTAATGTTATTCTAAATTCTATCAATGGTAATTTGATTAGAATAGATTCTTTAGTTTATATGAGATGGAATGGAGCTTGGATTTCTTTAGCTGGTGGTGGTGGTTCTCAAGGTCTTCAAGATGTAACTGATGTAGGAAATAGTACAACTAATAACATAAGTCTTTTAAATAGTGGAATAATATTAGACAACAGCTCAAGGCTACAAAAGGGAACTATCGATGCTGGTTATGGTGGGAATAATGGAATAGCTTTAATATGTGGTTTAGGATATGAGATGAAGTGGGAAGCTGGTAGGCTTTATATTATGAATGGCAATGGTAACGCAATTCGTGAGACAAGGTATAATTTTACAGATACTCCTACAGTTGCTGATGATATAACTAAGGGATATTATTCAGGTAGCCGATGGATCTTAGACAATGGGACTCTTTATACTTGTTCTGACAATACTACTAATAATGCAGTTTGGTCAATAACTAAGGATGCTTATGTAGATTCTATTTATAGGACACCAGGTGTAGACTCTTTTTACTATACTAAGCAAGGAAATACTTATTCAGTAAAAGATTCTATAGGTTCTACAGACACGACATCTTTGAGTAACCGTATCAATTTAAAGCTTTCAATATCAGATACAAGTGGAATGCTTACTCCTTATTTTAATAAAGTTAATTATGGTTTAAGCAAATCAGGACAAACTATAAGTGTAGATTCAGCGACATTAAGCACAAAGTATTTAAGAATATCAGATACTGCAAATAGATGGGTTAATAACATAACACGAACATTAGGCAAAGATTCTATAATTTATTATATAGGATCAACAAGGTATGCGATTAAAGATTCAGTAGGTACAAATCCTGCTCCTGTTGGTTATTATGGTGCATTTCAAGATACTATTAATCAAACTGCTGCAGTTATTAATACAGGCTATCCAATGAAATTAAGATTGACTGATTTATCAAATCAGGTTACAATCGTTAGTGAATCAAGAGTTACAATAGCTAATACAGGTATTTATAACATTCAATGGTCTGCTCAATTTACAAATCCTACATCAGCAGAACACGATGTAACCATTTGGCTCAGAAAAAATGGTGTTAATGTTGCAGGTTCATCAGGGATTGTATTAGTTCCTGCCAAACATGGAACATTTGATGGTCATACATTACCATCTTGGAATTTTTTATTAGATGCAGTAGCAGGAGATTATTATGAATTTGTTTGGAGTACTGCAAATACTTCTGTTTATATTTCTTATAATCCTGCAGGAAATCCTCCTCCATCAACTGCATCAGTAGTTCTTACTGTTACTCAACAAAGTGGAATAATGGCAGGAACAGGAATAACTGCAATTAACTCTTTAACAGGTGCTGCTCAAACAATGGTAACAGGAACTGATTCAAGTGATTTTAAAATAGTTTCTTCAGGGACTACTCACAAATTTAATTTACCAACTGCATCAGCTACTAAAAGAGGTGCTTTATCTTCATCAGATTGGACAACATTTAATAATAAACTTAATGCTACCGATACTGCATCTTTGAGCAATAG